GTGTTGGCTTGAGCTTGCGTTGACCCTGCAATTTGCGCTGTTGCTGTCACTACAATCATTCCGCCGATAGGTATAGTTACAGTACCTGGTAAGTTCCATTTGTTTCCTAGAGTATCTTGCGCCACTCCGCTACTTATAACAGTTCCAGCTTGCCCGATGATAGTTAAGTTTGCAGAGCTGTTCGTTGGTATCTGTCTAGTTATGCCATTTATTTTCACTAAACTAGACAACCCAGCACCTTGAGCGTAAGATGGAGAGAATGAATTATAAACAGCAATCGCAGCTTGGTTTGAGTCGTGAATAGCTAAGGCAAATACCGCTAGAAGTTGCCCGTCCTGAGAATCAGGAGATAAATAAGCGTCACTACCGTAGATTGATTGGAATGCAGTAATTAGACCAGATAAGACTTGATCATAAGTTGGCGCGGTAATTCCACCAGAGTTTATCGTTACGCTTAGTGTCATAGTATAGATGCTACCGTAACATTACCGTAAACAGTTGATATTTCGAACACTACAGATAGATTGCGATTGCTTAAAACGCTATAATAGCTCACGATGGAAAGAACCCCTTGTGTATTAAGGACTTGCTCTTGTATTGCTGCGTCATATAATGGCCTGGTGTTTTCGCCTAATACTTGCGTATTCCACGGCATTCCCACAGTACCATCAAGGAAAAATTCTCCAGCAAATAGGGCTAACCTGGTTTTAACCGCTTGAGAAACGCAGTCAGGGGTATTTATCAAAAATTCAGCAGGCCCCGACCCAAAGCTATAATCGCCATTCTTATCTAGTGCTCGGTATCTCATAGGGTTATCCGTTATATAACTGGGATAACTATACTTCACAACATTTTTTTATCAAGCCGGTGGCCCGCTATCGCCTGAGCCTGGTTCAACTCCAGAATGCACATGAGTATCAAGAGCAATGCCATTACTAGATAGCACTCCGCCAGATTGCGTGAAATTTCCGTTTATTATGCTGTCATGAATGCCTGGGTTTCCTGCAATGCCGTCGTTATATGTCAATAATCCATCAACCGCTAAAGTTCCAGTTACATGAGTTGCAGGGGAATTTATTGTTACCGATGTTGATGCCGTTAATGCTATGTTCCCATTGTTAACATCTATCAATGTTCCGCCATCATCTGAGCGAAGCTGGGCCGATGATGTGCTTACCCCTCCTAAAAATCTAGGGGTTGAGCGAATTCCAACAAAAGCAAAGCCGTCAGAAAGGTCATGTAATCTAATATCTGATTGAATATTTTGATGCTCGCCTGAGCTGTACCAAGCATCTATGCAGCGCTGGCTGAATATTGCTAAAGCCTCATCTCCAGCAGCGACCGGAAAAGTCAGCGTAAATCCTCCGCCAGAAGGGAAAAATACCGGACAATCTAATAAGTTAGGCAAATCCAGCCAAATAAAGGATCCGTCCTTTTGTGTGAATTTATATTGTATTGCTGGCTGCAAAACACATGTTTGCTTTGCTGCATCGTAGCTTACTACAATACAGGGTATTGCTGTATTTATATCTGATTTTGCTGCCTCAACAACAGCTTGGAGTAATGTTGTTGTGATGCCTGATCGCTCTTGTCTATTCATATCAATTCTTCGCAATCACTTTGTTGTTTGATGGATCAATTGCCAGAGCTATAATATTTGCATACCAAGGGTTCCCCCTTGTGTCGCCCTCATACTCGACAACATAGACGCGATACATTCCATCGGCGGCCACCGATGCGGGAAGCTGAACATCCCCAGTAATGCTATCAAACCTGATTTGACCGACAGGTAAAGCACCAGATAACCCTGCCATCCCAGCCCCTTGTTGCGTTAACTGGTTGATAGATGCATTATCTATTTGTATTCTTCCGCCAATAATAAGCTTGGGATTAAGCAGGCATTTAACCCTAATTCCTTCATCTGTTTGCTCAGGAACACCGATCATTCCTGTTTTAGCATTTAGAACTATAGCTTCGTTAGGCAGATACCCTTGCAGGGGAATTACCTGCACTGTTCCATTATTTATTGACCAGGCAGATCCTATTGATTGTGTTGCAGAACGCAGAGCTACTCTAGCCAATCCCCACAACACTTTTCCCCTAGGATTAGTGCCGCCTAGCAATCCGTTGCTGTCTGTTACTATATTTTCTTTTAATCCCATTGCTTTTGTTGCTGCACTGATTGCGTCTGACTGCTTCCAGCCCGCAGCAAGCGGTTGCTGCACATATGAGAATTCAAACGGTATATCACCCTCCGCCGCTAAAATATCAAGATATGAATCAATATTATTTTCTCTGCCTTTACGGAATTGCCTGATAGTTCCGTCAAAAATAATGCCAAAATTACCATCTTGGTATCCTGCTTGCAGAACTACCCGATTGTATTCAACGGGCGTTAATGAGATTATTTTCTTGACCGTAGCTTCTGATAGGTTATAAACCCTTATGTTTGCTGTGTTTGGTGATTCTTCATCACTTTGCAGTATTGTAAATTTTATTCTTAGTTCTGATAGATCAATGCCGTTACCCGTCACGTCTGCGACAACTAAGCTCCACTTTCTAAGGAATTGATCCTGGTTCATGATGTCACAAAATAAAGGTGAGAATTAATCCCTAGATTGTCAAATGTTGGCACAGCCAGAGTATTATTGTCAGTTTGCGCAAACAGTGAGCCGCCTATTTCAATATATCCAAACTGCTCAAATAAATCAGTGCCTGTAACCAAAGGAACGCCGCCAATAAGCAAATTTTTATTTGAATCATAAATATCTATCACCCATGCCTGAGAAAATCTATTCCATTGCAAATTAATCTGATACCTAACTCCGCCAAGAGAAATAGAAAACCTCTGCGGAGCTGGTGTTAATGGTATTTCGTAAGCTATCATGGTTTATACCCTGGAGCACTAGAAAGGCTTTTTGTTCCAATATCTTGAGTTGTTGAGGTGCTTTGCGGAATAGATTGAGATTGGTTATTTGCGGCTAATGGCACAGTGATTGTTTGTGTGTTTGCAAATATAATTTGTCTGCATGTGACTGTTGCTATTAAAGCATTTTCTGATTTTATATCTGTTGTTACTGTGATTGCCTTGAAGAGCATATTCTGATATTTGCGCTTTCCAGTATAAACAGTAAAAGGCACAAAAGAAGCCTGCAAATCTAAGAGCTGTTGATAGATACTTTTAACCTGATCAATTGCGTTGCCAGTCAAAACAGATTGAATTGTTTGTTCTGTGGCTTGCCCTGCACCAACAATAGGGTTTAATATTGTAGTGGCATTAAACGTAAGAGCCGAACCAACCAGGCCGCCGACATTAAGCGAAGGGGAGTTGCTGAAACCAAAACGTATTACGACTTCTGATGGTAACTTATACGCATGATCAGATATGTTTGAGCCAGTCTCGACAGGCTGATCTGTGATCATGATCTCATCGTGATGTATTTCCTCTATTGTTGCTTGTGGAATTATTAAGCTTCCAGTATCTGGCAAAAAACCTCTTGTATTGGGCTTTAAAACTATTGATCCGACACCTAAAGAAAGTGCTGGGAGAACAAAGCCGGTCATTGTATCCTAGCCTGCATGTTGCGTATTGCCTCGGAGTTTTGCTCTGTATTTAATTTTTTTATCTCTCTTGCGATTTCATGGGGATTATTTGCCCCTGATATATGTATGTCAGTCTTAGAGTTTATCGTTACATGCCCCATTCTATTTGCAACATCATCTCTATACTTTCTGGTTTCTGATGGAACGCCTAAATATCCGGTTCTAGCTAAGTTGCCCTCTCCAAAATTATACGCAGAGAGAGCAGACTTTAAATTCCCTTTATAATGCTTAAGTAACCCTTGCATCTTCCTTGCTGCTGCATCCCCTTCTTCATAGAAGTCGTAAGGATTCTTTACGCCGAACTCTTTCTGAGTTGCTTTCATGAATTGAAAGTCTCCCGCTGCGCCGCTTCGCTTATTGTAAGTGTCCTTGCCTCTGCCTGACTCCTGCATCCACATACTATCTAACAAGCCTTTAGGCAATCCATATTTTGACTCAAGACCCTCAAGATACTTTTGCTTGTCTTGAGATTGCGATGGCTTAGTGCTTCCTAGTAAATTACCGTAAGCGTCTGTTTTTCCTTCTTTGAAATTATCTATATTTTTATCTCTGTTCTTCCACGAGAAAACCATTCTCTCGGCCCAGTTTTTTTCCTTCCATGTCTTTTCGTTTTTTGGCGCCTCTTTTAGCCCAAATATAGTATCTAGCATGGAGTTGGTCTGTTTTGCCATGCCTTCAAATGGGCCAAGTAAATTGATTGCTATCTTCTGACCAATAACAGAGGTTTTATCCTCTAAGTCTCTAAGAGTATTAAGATATTGTCTGCTAGCTTTTGCAAAGTCATTCCCGTTGATGCCTGCACCAACATTTAGAGAGTTTCTTTTTTTTATGCCTTCTTCCATCTCGGCTAGGTTAGTTGTCATGTTTTTATATGTTTTATAGTCACTAATTCCAAAATTCTGAGCCATTCCAAAGCCGACATTATCGGGCAATGATTTTAATTGCCTCAGTAATTCTATAAGGG